AAAAAAAAAAGTAATTAACGAGGTTCAAAGTTATAACCAAAAAAGGTTATGAGCGTTGCTAAAAAAGCTAAAGAAATTGTTCCTGATGCATATGATGAATTATATGAATTAATGATTGCATACGGGGAACAAATCCCAGCAAGTAGAGTTAACAACATCCTAGCCAATTACGATTTATTGTAAATAAAAAGACTAACTTTCGTTAGTCTTTTTATATTTACTTCTCTCCCATCACCCCTTATATTTCCAGTATGGAAATAAAAATTATAGAAAAACTACAAAAGGATGGCAAAGTTTTAACTTCAATAGTTAATCAAAATGAATTTACTAAAGCCGCAGAGAAGGCATTTGATTGTAAAACAGATGGTTACAGTACTTTTACGTCATGGGGCATGCCTACCAACTTACCTAAAAAATACAATATTGGTGTAATATATGGTGCTTCTGGATGTTTAGGTTTAGGCACTAAAGTATTAATGTATAATAATACATTTAAAAATATTGAAGATGTTATTGAAGGTGATGTATTAATGGGCCCCGATTCAACGCCTAGAAATGTAATTAAATTAATTAGAGGGGTTGGACAAATGTATTGGGTTCGTCAAAATAAAGGGTTTGATTATAGAGTTAATGAAACTCATGTTTTATCTTTAAAAAATAGAAGAGGTATTACGATTAGAAAACAAATTAATAATATAAGGAAAACAATAAATTATTACCCACCAGATGAAAATAAAATTATTAATATAAGTGTTAAGGAATTTATACAAAAAAGTAAAAATTTTAAAACAATTATGAAGGGTTATAAAAGTAATTTAATACAATATAAAAATGATAACTCCGAATTAACAATAAATCCATATTTTTTAGGTTTATGGTTAGGTGATGGCGATTCAAATGGTTTGACCATTACTAATATAGATGCTGAAGTTTTAGGTTTTATTAAAAATTATTCAATTACCTTAAATTTAAAGTGTAGTATTAAAGTAAATGAAAATGGGGTTTCTAGATGTTTAATTAATAATGGTAATATAGGTAAAAATAAATCTAACAATTTATTAAATAATTTTAAACTATATAATTTAATAAATAATAAACATATACCAATTAATTATTTATCTAGTTCAGAAAATAATAGGTTAGAGTTACTAGCTGGTCTATTAGATACTGATGGAAGTTACCATACTAAAAAAAATTGTTTTGAAATAACACAAAAAAATAGTGTATTAAGCGCACAAATAGCTCAATTAGCTAGGAGTTTAGGGTTTTATGTTAGTAATAACAAATCTATACGAAAAATTAAATCAATAGGTTTTGAGGCACTTTATAATAGAATACATATATTTGGTGATTTAGATAGAATACCAACTAAAATAAAAAGAAAGCAAGCTAAAAAATCTAGTAGAAAATGTAATTGGTTGGTAACTGGAATTAAAATAGAAAAAGACATTGTTGATAATTTTTACGGATTTCAATTAGATGGGGATAATTTATTTTTATTAGAGGATTTAACAGTTACCCATAATAGTGGTAAATCTACATTGCTTAAAAACTTTGGTTCCGAGCCTAATTATAGTTGGGATTGTAATGAAGCTATAATATCTCATTTTGATAACCCTGATGAAGCTATCAACAAATTAAGTGCTGTTGGATTAAATTCTATTCCAAGTTGGTATAAACCGTATAACGTTTTATCTAATGGTGAGAAGTTTAGAGCCGATTTAAGCCGCTCAATTAGAGATAACGCTATAATAGATGAATTTACGTCTGTAGTCGATAGAAACGTAGCAAAAGCAGCTTCAATGGCCTTATCCAAGTATATTAAAAACAATAATATTCAAAATGTGGTGTTGGCAACCTGTCATGAGGATGTTTTAGAATGGTTGGAACCTGATTGGGTTATTAATACGAATACAGGGGAGGTGTATGACGGAAATTTTATCAAAGGCCAGACATCAATATCGAAATATATCGAACAAAGTATAGTGTCTGGCCAATGTTTAAAGACCATCACTATTTAGACGCTAATATATCTAAAGCCAGTTGTTGTTGGGTTGGTGTTTGGAATGGGCATATTGTTTGTTTCGGTGCTAGTATGACTATGCCATCAGGAACATTAAAGAACGCATGGCGAGGCCATAGGACTGTTGTGTTACCTGATTATCAAGGTATGGGTATTGGTGTTAGGTTTTCTGATGCGATAGCTCAGATTCATATTGAAGAAGGTAAACGTTATTTCTCTAGAACAGCACACCCACGAATGATTTATTATAGAGAACATTCTGAATTATGGAAACCAACTAGTAAACATAAAAAATTACGAAGTGATATTACGCATAAAAATATATTTAATAATCATTATGCTGATAATAAAAGAGTGTGTGGAAGTTTCGAGTATATCGGATTAAAAAAATCTATCTAATATGAAATTTAAATCTACCATATTTTAAATTGGTAAGATAATATCGTTAGAGTTAGTTAATGATTTAAAATTACCATTTCTAAATAAATCTCTAGCAAGTTCTCTAGCCATTGGTAAGGTTTTAACTTTAATTTTTAAAGAATCACCTTCAATATCTTTATTAACTCTATTTTTTGTTACTATATAGTGTAACACTTCTCTTCTAGTAATTGCGTTTGTACTCATAATTTTAATTAGGTTCCATTTGCGAACCAATATATTGTTTTACATTCATGACATTTATGATATTCGACCCAATTTGCGCCATGTCCCATGTCATTGCTATATTCATAATAATTATAATATTTTGGCCATCGTTCACCAAAAACCTCGTATTTATAAGGATTTTCAAATAAGCCATTGTCTGGTGGCTCTTCTTCACACTTTGGGCAACAAAATGAATGACCTTTAACTTCAATAGCTTGGTCCTTCAACCATTGCGGTGTTTTAGGGTTATCTTTTTTAATTAAATCCATTAATTATATTTTTCAATCTCCGATACAATTTTTTCGTAAACATCATCTTGAAGATTATTGTGTAACGTATCCCATTCACGTTTAAGTGTTTTAATTTCAGATATTACCTCAATAACTTTATCAGCGGCATCATATGCTTCACTAACTTTATCCCCATTTTCAACATCGCTAAATCTAAACCTCTTTAATGTGTTGACGTATTTATTGAATTCTTTCTTGATAAAGGTTTGTAAATCCTCATAATCATCCTTTTCTTCAACCCATTTTCTAGGTTCATTTTCTGAATCCCATAGAATTTCATTACCAAATTTAATCCAACAATAATAACCACTGGTTTCGTAAGTAAAACGAGACATCATTTTAAAATTAGATTTAATGTGGAACACACCAGCACTATAATTATCAATTTCTTCGTTTAAGTTGTTTAAAATATCGTTAATATTATTTATATTTATCATATTATTCTAAATTAGTTATAAATTGTTTTAATTTATCAGCTTCAATAATACTTAATTTTTTTGAAGCCGAAATTGCATTTATCATTAATTTTTCATCATAATTTAGTAGTTCTTTAAAAAACTCAGTTTTTACGGTTTGGCTATATTTATTAAGCCTACTCATCATTTCACGCATTAAACCTTCATCACTAACTTCACTAATGTATTCATCGATATAAACATTAGCTGTACATTGAATTTCGATTTCTTTACTCATTTTAATCTTCTATTAACACCAAATTATAATCTTTGGCAACTTTAGTTAATATTATTTTTAATTTATCAATAACATTATCTATTTGAGTGCCATCATTTTTACTAGTCATGAAGTACCGTTCCCATAACCAACCTCTTAATTCACTCAAGTTATCAAAATCATGAATTATTTTATTTTTTTTCTTTAAATTATCTAATAAAAGATAAGAATAGCTTGGAATATCAATGCTTGATGATAATTCAACAAAGGAATAACCATTTTCAGTCTTAACCCACACTTCTAAATCCAATAAATTATCTCCTTTTTCATTTCTAAGATATAGCGTCATTCTTCATTAAAATTTTCTTGATGTCTCATAAAATTCAACAACAATTTAGTTATATTTTCATTGCCAGAAGGGTTAGCACTATGCACAGTCCATTGTGGTAACGTTTTTTTATAATCTAAGCAATAGTCAATAAGCATTTTGGCACAATCCATACCAGTTTTTTCTTTAAACTGCTGTTCACTAGCCCAAACATGATAATCATTATATCTATCTTCGGGTGTATAATGTTCATCTGCCAAATCATGGTCAAAAGATATTCTATCTGGAAGCCCATGATTATAAATCCATAGTTCAAATTCATTATATGATTTCACCCATATGATTTCACCCTCATTTAAATAATCAGGTGCATATTTTTGAATCCAAATGTTATTAGCGAATGGGTCTCTAATATCATCCAGCCACATCAGAACTCTTTTTTTCATTTTCTCTTCCATGTTTTTTTTATAAATAGGTCTTTAAAATATTAAAAATTCGCTAACAAACACCAATGAAATTTTTACTCATTATCTACAATCCAACGATTTAATAATTTACCATCCATAATTGGGAAAAAATCAGCATCACCCATATCATCAATTGGTACTTCAAAATAAACAACATACCCATTATTAATTGATGTTTCGTAATATGCCACACCTTTTCTAATCATTAATAATGAAGCTTCAGGTTTTTCCTTATATAAAGCTTTTTTAATTTCTATATTTGTCATTTTATTTAATTGGTTTTAAAAACATCATTATTTTATTTTTACCTTCCATTTTTGGCAACGATTCAGGTGTGCCTATTCCTAATTCAGCGATATCTACTGATATTTTCAAGAGCAATTCTTGACCTTTATCTTTAAAGATATGCTCACGGCCCTTGAAGAATACGAATATTTTAACTTTATGCCCTTTATTTAAAAATTTAACAATGTTACCAAATTTAGTTGCCAAATCATTTTCATCAGTGTTAGGCCTGAGCCTTATCGCTTTTAATTTTGGTGTTTTTTGTGGTTTAACAATTTTATCTTTTTTAAAGACAAATTTGTTATAATCCATTAACTTACAGACTGGAGTCTCTTTACCTTCGTCTACCATCACTAAATCTAGGTTCAAATCATCAGCTAAATTCATAGCTTCTTTAATTCCATAGATACCCCTTTCAACATTATTACCAACCAACATTACTTTAGGATGCCTAATTTGGTTATTGGTTTTGTGTTGTTCTTTTTGCTTTTTCACTAATTTTTAGTCTTGATTTCTTTGCCATCTTTATAAGTAGTAATTTTAATATTATTACCTTTGGAATACTTAAGGCTTATTACCCAATCTAAAGTTACTTCAATACTACTTTTTGTCATGTGTTAAAATAAATTAAAAATATTAATACGGTCAATATAAATTCGTTCCGCATAATCACTATTACCAGTGTCGGTCCACTTTATCATATAAAGTTTTTGTCTTTCGGTATCATAATACACTTGATTATCTCTATTAGGTATCATTCCTTCTGGTAAGTTTTTCATATTTAGAATCCTTTATAAGTTTGATTAGAGAATCTAGCTTCTTCAGCAAAGCTTGCTTTATCCAATACATAGTATTCAAACTCTTGTTTGGTTAAATCAACATTTTCATTGATTTCCCATTCAAATAGTTTAATAATTTCCTCATATTTGTGAGCGTTATTAACAGGTTTAATTAAATGTAATGAAATGTTAAAATCACCTGAATCAATTTTATCTTTCAATTCAACTAATTGTTTATTAACTTCTTCGATGTAAGCTTCTACAGCTTCATCATAATCTTTAATATGCGCTTCTTTGTTAGTTTTAAGAGTTTCAATCAATTTTGTCTTACTAATAGTTACAATTCTACTCATGTTCTTTTAAATTTATACGCAATATAACCAAAAAAAAACGATATAAACAAGTTATACCGTAATTTTTTTTAAAATATTTCTATAAATTAATGACCTCTATTTAAAATTAGATAGTTTGGAGAGATTCTAGTAAAACCTAGTTTATTCCAAAACGCAATCCCTTCTGGTTTTGGTGCTACAATCAATGAATTAATTTCTTTGAATGTGCCCCATAAAGATTTAACTGCTTCGTTGATAATATAAATCGTTTCATAATCTTTTTTGAATTTAATACCAACTATTTCTAAGGTTTTTTCAGCATTAGCTGGTTTAACCATAAGAATTCCAGCATTACGGTCATTATATTCAACCAATATGCTAATACTTTCAGGGGTTTCATCAGTAATTTTTAATTCTGTTTGTTCCCTAAGCATTCTTTTAATCATTGGTTTTAATGATTCTGTAATTTTCTTTTCAGCCTTTTTCAATTCTTCATAATAATCTATGAATTCATAGATATGGTCAGATGCGATTTCCTTAGCAAGTTCTTTACTATCGGTATGCTCCATTTCTATTTTAACACCTTTAGCTATGGCTTTTTTAATTACATCTACGGTAGTATTATGCTTTTTCGCAATATCTTCAATAGATTTTTTATCAGCTAAACCGCCTTTGATTTTATCAGACTCATTGACATTTGCGTGTAGTGCCGCTAAATATTTTTTAATATCGCCTTTAGTGCAACCAACTTTTGTACCACCATCTTTTTTATAAACGCAATATTCATTACCAACTTTTTTATATGTATATGGCATAATACTTTTTATTATAAATATGTTATTAATGTATAATAGTTATATGACTTGGGTCAAACACCATTCTTACGGTTGATTTAATTGAACCACCCTCATAGGAATCCAATACCCCTATAACATCAATATAATCAAAACCAAACCATTCACCTAATACGGCAACAACATCTGTTTTAAGGCCAGAATCAGTTTTTTGAGAAAATTGCAAGTTGTAGATTAGATACCTTACATAAAGTTAGTAGAGAGCTTGTTGAATCTTACGATTTAATAAGTATCGAAGATTTGAATGTAAAAGGTATGATTAAAAACCACAAACTATCCAAGCATATTGCTGATGCAAGTTGGGGTAATTTTGTAACACTTCTTCAATACAAATGTGATTGGTATGGTAAAGAACTTGTAAAAGTTAATCGTTTCTATCCATCATCAAAAACGTGTGGGGATTGTGGTTGGATAAATGAAAATTTAAAACTTTCAGATAGGGAATGGACTTGTAATTCTTGTGGTGTAATACACGATAGAGATGTTAATGCAAGTATAAATATCTTAAAAGAAGGTTTAAAAATATATCGGCAGGGACTGTCGATTACAAAGGTGGAGAGTAAATCAGACTTTGGCAACAAAGCACGCTCTATGAAACCAGAAGCCCATCCCATCGCCTTTGGCGTGGGTGGGTAGTTCACTCAGTAATTTTGGCCGTTATACCATCTTTTATGGAGTAAGATAATTTTATGGTTCCACCATCTTTAAGCTCACCATCCATAACAGCATCTGTTATAGGGTCTTCTACATATTTTTGAATCGCTCTTTTTAGTGGCCTAGCACCATATTCTTTATGATAACCTTCTTTGGCGATAAAATCCATTGCGGATTTATTAATAATTAATTTGTAATTTAATTCGGCTATACGGTCTTTAACTTCTTTAATTTCATTCTTGATGATAACACCAATATTTTCTTCACTAAGTGAGTTGAAAATGATTGTTTCATCGATTCTATTTAAGAATTCAGGTTTGAATTTATCTTTTAATGCTTTCTGAATGATACTTTTAGCCCTATTTTCTTCATCAACAATAGTATTTTTAGTGGCATAACCAATACCACTACCAAATTGTGATAATTCTTTAACCCCAATATTTGAGGTCATGATAATCAAACAGTTCTTAAAGTCTACTTTCCTATCATTGCTATCAGTTAAATGACCTTCATCTAATAATTGTAATAATAAATTGAATACATCATCGTGGGCTTTTTCAATTTCATCAAATAGAATAACTGAATATGGTTTACGTCTAACAGCTTCAGTTAATTTACCACCTTCACCGTAACCGACATAGCCTGGAGGTGCACCAATTAATTTAGACATTGAGTGTTTTTCCATGTATTCTGACATATCAACACGAATCATTGAATCTTCGTCACCAAATACGTGTGCAGCTAACACTTTAGATAAAAAAGTATTATGTGACAAAATACCGTTGGTATAATATCTTCGATTAGACCCTTCTTTAAGTTCAAGGTCATACATAACTTCTTCGTACCCTAAATTAGTCACTTCAATGACTTCAGATTCACCTAAAATACCATCTTGTTCAACAAGTATTTTATCACCCATATTTAAATTTTTAACAAAAACTTCCTCCATATCGTCTTTATAAAATACAATATGGTTATCAGCACATTTAAGTTCTTTTCCATCACTTAATTTAAGATGATATATTTCGTATGGAATTGTTTCATGTAGTGCTTCTATATCAACCCAACCGTTAGGTGTTTCAACTTCATATTCACTTACCTGAGTTGATTTGGTGATTTTCTTCAATGAATTAAATTCATCTTTATCAAATAATAAAACATTATTACTAACCCTTTTTTTTATTTCCTCAATTCTATCCATTTATTTTTATTTTTATGTTAATAACGCAAATATATAATTTATTTTTAATTAAACAAAATTATTTATACTTATTCTTTTAATTTTATTTATTAATTGAGTTATATTAATTTAAGCTTCTCTTTTAATTTATTAAATTCTTTTCTACCACTAATCAATCTACATATTTTAGGTTTTATTCTAATGGTATCACCCAAATCTTCTGTTTCTATATCCAAATCTAAAATTATGTTAAACAAATCACCTAAATAATCTTTATTTATATCAACCCAAGGGTATGGTAACCCATAATTTTTATGACCCCAACAAGATGCTTCAGTACCTATCCCATTATAATTTAAAATGACAACTAATTCTCGAACACCCTCATCAATCCTCATACCCAACCCATCGGTTATGATTTTCGACTTATCATCAATTTTTTTATATCTTTCATCCATAATTAAAATTTTTTATATTCACGTACATACAATAAAGATATCTTTATTTTTTTAAGAAGTTGACACATTTATTTATTACCTCTTCTTTATTATTTTTATAATCGTATTCACTAACATGTAATACTTCATAACAGGATTCTAATATCATTTTATCTCTTTTTTCTTCTCTTAATGAATTTTCTGGTGTACTTCTATGGTAATATGTTCCATCAAACTCAATAATTCTTCCAGTCGTTTTATCAAAAAAGTCAGGTAATATTACACCGTTTAACAATGATAATCGATATTCATTATTTTTACCACTATCATCTTTAACACCTTTATCATATGTTGCGAAATAAATTTCATAATTTGGTGGAAATTCTTTGGTTTCCAATATTTCCCAAAATAATTTTTGTGAAACTTTACTAAAATTATTTCTTTTATAGTTAGTTAACCATTTAATTTGTCTATCGTTAAATCGTTTTAAACCAGCTTCTTCACCGTATTTTTGAATACAAATTTCTAAGCTAAACGTTGTTTGCCGTTCAATTACTTTAACTTTAGATTGTCTATAATTAAAACCCCTTTCAATCCAATATTCAATATTTGTTGGGGTTAGTCTTTTTTCAAAATTAACATGTTTAGCAGCATTTATTTGGTTTTTACTGACCATATCTTTAGCATCATTTTCAGAAAACCCTTTATTAACCCAAAAATCAATATTTGCTGGTGTTAAACAAAGACGTTTTATTTCTTCTTCACTATAACCTTTATGAGCTAACCTTTTTTTAGATTTGCCATGGCGAATTTTAACACATTTAGATGATTTTTGTTGTTGTTTAGAAATTTCATTAATTGCTTCTTCTTTAGAATAACCTTTATTAACCCAATATTCTCCACATAAACGATTTCTTTGTTTAAGTTCAAGATTTCGTTTTTCTAATTCATTCAAAGCACTGTCTTTACCCCATCCACGTTCCAAAAAATACTTTAATTCACCCCATTTTTTTGTTTTAAAACCATAGTTTTTGACTAACCACCCACGCATCAAAGAATATGAAATAATACCATCATCTTCTTTTAATTTAACCATAAGGTTTTCCATTTCCAATTTTATGCTCTCATTCTCAAAACGTATATTTTTATCTAATTTTAAAACGTAATTTTTAAAAGTTTCAAAATCTGGAAAAACTTCATTTACTTCTTTAACTCCTTTACTTGTTTTTATCTTCATGATATCTATTTTATAATAAATATCATGAAGTTTTAAAAAGTTCGGATTAATTGGTGTTGGTTAATGTTTTATTTTATCCATCAATTGGTTTATATTCATTTTTTCAATTAAATTAGTTCTTTTATTCCTTACAACTATCTCAGTATCAGCGGTAAAACATTTACCTACACCAGTTGGGCCTAAGAAGATAAATGAACCAATTGGTTTTTGACCACTTCTAATACCTAACCTACTACGTCTAATTGCTTTAGAAATCTTTTTAACGGCTTCATCTTGCCCTATAATATCTTTTTTTAAATCATCTTCAAGGGTTTTAAGGCTATTACTTTCAGTGGTTGTTAATTTAGTCAATGGTATTCCAGTCATAGTTGAAATTACTGTTTCTACCATATCTGAAGTGATAATTGTACGTTTTTTTTCGTTTTTTGCTTCCCAATTATACATCAATTCATCAACTTTAATCTCATATTCCTTACGTCTATCTCTTAACATTGCGGCATCCTCAAAATCTTGTTTATTGATGATTTCTTTCATCTTTTCTTTGAGTTTCTGGATTTCAAGTTTTAATTCCTTAATTTCAATTGGAAGTTTGATATCAATATTGGTTGATGCACCAACTTCATCTAATATATCAATAGCTTTATCAGGCATTGCTCTATCAGAAATATACCTATCGGCCAATTTAACCATTAATTCAATAATTTCATTATCATAACTAACATTGTGATAAGTTTCGTAATTTTCTTTTATGTTTTTTAGAATCGTAACAGTTTCAAGTAAACTAGGTTCGTTAATTAATACTTGTTGAAATCTTCTGGTTAATGCACCATCCGTTTCAATATTTTCTCTAAATTCATCTAATGTTGTGGCACCAATTACTTGGATTTCACCTCTAGCCAACGCTGGTTTGAATATATTTGATGCGTCTAATGAACCTGATGCGTTACCCGCACCTACAAGTGTATGTAATTCATCAATGAAAAGGATGATATCAGGATTATCTTTTAATTCAGTTAGAATAACTTTCATTCTTTCTTCGAATTGGCCTCGATATTTAGTTCCAGCAACGATTGAAGCTAGGTCTAGTGCGTAAATCTTTTTACCTAATAAGGGTTTTGGCGCATCACCTGAGTTTATCAATAGGGCTAACCCTTCAACTATTGATGTGTTATGTGTTACAATATAATTATCTGTAATATATAAATGATAATCATCTTCAACCATTATACATTTAGACTCCTTTCGTCCAATTAACTCTATTTTAACAATATTATTCTTAAGTGTTTTAGAATATTGATAATTACTTGATACCTTTTCTTTTTTTCTCTTTAATAAAAATAAATTTTTTGGTGAATGGTATCTAATAGTTAAAATATATGACACTTGACCTAATTTTTTAACACCTTTATATGTATAAGAAGTTTGTTTATCGCTTATTTTTGCTATACCACCAATAGACCAAATTAATTCTTGTATGTCTTTAATTAATTGGTAACTAGCACTTGAATATTGTAATGTACCACTATTGGTTACAGTCCCATAAGAATCCATTAAACCTTGTATGAGAGATATTTTTTGGGATAATGAACCGTTTTTATATTTTTCTGGGATAAATTTATTATTGGCTTTAGTTTCAGTTAAGTTCAATAAATCAGTCTCCCCCAATAATGGGTGTATTCTATCATTTTTATAATATCTAGTTCTATCTTCAATTAATTTATCTTCGGATAAATTAATTCTAAACGTATTTGTTTTTATCCCATCACCATTTATATTTAATTTATAATCTGACCCAATTAATTCCTCAACAGTTTCAGGTATTTCAATATCATCAGTGGTAAGTGAAAGTTCGTATTTACCAAAATGACCATCACCTAATAATAACCCCATTAAATAAGGGTCAATAATATAATCTAAATCTTTACCCCTATTTATATTTTCAGACACCAAAGGTAATTTTAACCTATAATTAGTATTTTCAATTTTATTTTTAATATCAACTGTATTAAGAATAGACCAAGATTTTTTTCTTTCTTTACCTACTGGCATACCATAAACTTTCCATAAATGCTCACCACAAGCTTCAGTGCTTCTGCCATCTTTAAATGTCATTCTATAAATATCCTTTACGCCTTGTGGGTAAACCCCAATTATTTTAGTAGTTTTACCTTCTGGAGTTAACACAAAATCACCGACACTTATTTCACCCATAGTTGTCCAACCATTAGGTGTTAATATTTTAGCGTCAAGTGGTTGGGCTTTACCAACGCCAGGTTCGCCAATCAATACAGGGTTGTTCTTTTTACGTCTTGCTAAGATTGCTGTAACCCTTTTAATTTCATTTTCACGCCCAACTACAGGGTCTATTTTATTTTCAGTTGCATTTTTTGATATATCTATACAGAATCCATCCAATGCTGGCGTTTTAGACGAAGCTTCAATTGTTGGTCCTCTTCGTTTTTTAGGGTTTAAAGGAGAATTTTCAAAATCCTCATGTGGAATATTTGCTTCATTGGTAGGTTCATTCATATCTGACATAAGTTTCGTTTTAAATATTTTATAATTTAGGTTAAGTTTTATTAACATTTTTTGTGCCATACATTTGGTTCTTAATAACGCTAACATAATATGTGCCTCATTAAGTACAGAATCTTTCATCCTATCACGTTCTCTTTGCATTTCTTCAACTATAAATTTAGTTTCAGGGCTAGGCAATATTTCATTACTTGATGAGTATGCTCGATTATTATTTATAATACTATTGGTTAAGTGGGTGCTTAACTCTTCGAACAATCCATCAACATCAAAATGTAATTTACGAAGAACGGAAACAACCACATTATGGTCATGCAGAATGATAGACATAAGGATATGTTCGGGCCTAAATTTATTATCTTCATAATCTTTAGCCTGATATATCGCTTGTTGCATCAACTCCTTGGCTGTTTTGGTCATCTCCATAGAATAATTAGTTTAATTTTTATACAAAGATACTAAAAAATTTTCAATAAACAAGTTGTTTTTTTATATTTTTTGTAGTATAATTGCGTAATAAAGTAAAACACAATTAATTATGTTATTAAAAAGAATTGTAAATGGTGATATTGTAAAAGGAATTTACAAGTCATCGAACATTTTGGTTTCAGAATATAACCAAGCAAACAATGATTTAATCGTAGTCTTTAAATACGGTGGTAAGTATAAATACAACAATGTACCTAAAACTGATTTCACCAGATTTGAAATGGCTGATAGTCAAGGTGAAGTCTTAAATTCACATATCAAAAAATACACATTTGAAAATTTAGGTAAAGTTGATACTAAGCTACTTCTTGAAAGTGTTCAAGAGGCTGTGAAAGAAAATCTAAAAGATTATCAAGGTGTTATTATTTCTGCAATGAAAGGGATGACAACTGATTGGGATGGTTCAATCTTCGATGATGATAAACTTACGAAAGTAAAAGAATTTATTAAACTTTATGATGATAAAAAAGCTGAATAGTTGGCATTGCCAATATCTTAAAGACGAATTTATGTACTATCTAACAGAGTCTGACCCTGAAGATGGTATTATTTGTGAACATTTTTTTAATACATTTAGTGAACTTGAAATGTTTGTTATTAAGAATCGAATTCCAGTGTTTCTACCTGAGAATGTGAATGTTGGTGATATTGAGCATGAACACGAATTCTATCTTGGGCAACAAGGTCTTACTGTTTTTGAATTTAAGTCACTTGTGAGTATGTATGAGGGAGACCTTAAAGGGAAAATGTTTAAGGCTCAATATAAAATGACCTTGGAGTTTATACGGTATGCCTCAGAAGAGGCATTGGGTGCCATGTTAAAGCAAATGTTAACTGATTTAGATAATCATATTAAAAAGAAATAAATTATGGGCAAAATACCTGAAATTAATATTATTTTAAAGGAAATGATGGTTAAAGGGGGTGATGTTGTTTTTACAAATAAAAGTTTTTACGATAGGACTAATTTATTTGGTAAATTAAAAATGATTTGGCGTTGGTATTGGACTGAAAGTGAAACTAAACCTTGGTTAGCTTATCTTAATACAAGAATTAAAATAAAATGGGAACCAGAATTAGCTCAAGATTTAAATGTGTTTCATAATCCTGACGCTGAATCTGAATTAATTCAATTATTAGAGAAAGAAATAATAGATGGGTAGTTAACTTCATTGATGATTATAAGGGTATTCAACCATACGCTGTTAAAACTGTAACCAAATCTAAATTAATTGATGGTTCTTGGTCTAATATTATAATTACTCTTTATGACCTTATTGGCCCATCAACGACTCAAGCATTAATGGATGGTATTCGTTCTGAATGGCAAATTAATTATAGAGAAATTCCACACATCAAATATAAATTAAATATGCTTGACCCAACAGGCGCGGTTGTAGAAGAATGGTTAATTACTGGTAAATTAAAAGAAGTTGATTTTGGAGATTTAGATTATGTTAATACTGAAATTACAGAAATTAAACTTTTAATTGAACCTATTAGTGTTATTTTAAATTATTAATAATTTAAAAAAATAATTAAAAAATAATGGCCTGACTTTAAAATTACTATAAAAAGGGTTTTTTGTAAGTTTTTCTATATTTATATATAAAAAGATTTTGTATGAATATAATGAATAATGTGATACACCCATCAGCTAGTGCTGATTTCACTGGTTACACATATACGAAGGTATATGCTGGTGCTATTGCAACTCCAACAATTAATGGTACTTCAGTAGCAATGGCCGCTGGACATACCATTGATATTCTTGTACAATCTATTTCTGGTACAGCTAATGTATATGTATTAGGGTATAAAAAAATTATAGCACCTTCGGTGATAAACGGATAAAATAAATTAACAGTTAAAAATGGAAAAGAATAATAATATTAGACCAGTTGGTTTAAAAGGAAATGACCAAGTAAACAGGATGCGTTCATTAATGGGAATGACACCTATTCATGAAAATACAAAAACTTCAGTTGTTGAACTAACTAAAATGGGTCCTGATGGTATGGTTTATGGTATCGTTAGAGAAAACCATAAATATTTTATTAAAATAACTAATAAAAAACAAAATTTAGTTGCTGAAGATTTTATGTACATCGGTGGTTTGAAAAACAAAACCGAAAAAGCATATGATAGCTATTCTCAAGCTACTAAACAATTAAATCTTAAATTTTTAAGTCTTAATGAAGCTTTGGGTAAAACTGAACAAATCAATGTCTTAAAAAATGATAATTTATTAGCTGAACAATTTGATGCTTATCCTGAAAGCCCAAAAGGAAGTCAACCAGACAAACCATTAGGAACCGTTAAAGAAATGGGGAAAAATGATGGTCATGAAAAAGAAATTATTGGTGATGAAGGTGAAGAAGGAAACCCTGATGTTGACACTCCACCTGTTGTAGAAGAAGATGAAGAAATCACTGAAGAAGATGGTGTTGAATTAACTGAATCTGAAAAAGCTATCGATAATATTATTCGTGAGTTAAGGGGTGATGTATTAACCGAAAACCAAAAACTTAGTATTTCTACAGCGATTAAAAAAATCCAAGAAGGCGAACAAAGCTCAAAAAAAAAAGTATAGTTGAACTTGATAATATTTCAGGTCAAGAAAATATAGGATACCATGATAGACTAAATAAAGTCTATGGTGATATCCCTAATATTATTGGTTTACATTTTGGTGAGAAGTCAAAAGAATTAACTGGTAAACTACACACAGCTGTTAATAACAGCGATTTCCAAGGTCAAAATAATGTTAGTTGGAGCGTAAATTATGAAGATGGTTTAATCCTTCGTGGTTATTACGGTAAAAATGGTCGTACTATTAGTGTATGGGCTAAATACTATTCATTCAGTATGGAAAGTGCTATTGAAGTTTGTAAATTAATTGGTAAATTAATTGGGATGTGGGGTATGGATGCTTCAGAAATCAATTCTCACGTTTCAGAAATAGTAAAAGCTTTAACAGGTGAGTATAACACTGACCTAGATGTTATTTTAGAGTCAAAAAAATTAGCTGAAACCAAATTTAAACTTAAATTAGATAACCCATCACCTGAGCCACAAGCTCCAGATATGGGTACTCCAGCTTCAGGTGATGAATTCGGTGGCGATATTCCAAGTGAAGAACCTATGGATGGTGGTTTTGGTGGTGAAGAAACACCTTCAAGTGAAAAGCCATTTGATGATGAGCCATTCGATGCTGGCGTTGAGGCTGATGAAGATGCAAGTCCAGAAAAATACATACAACAATTATCAGGTAAATTAGGTCAAAGCTTAAGAAAATACACTGAAGATATGGGCGCACCTGACTATGATTTAGAAAAATTCGCAATCAATTCTGTATTGTCCGCAACCAACTCTGGTGAAATGGACCAAGAAGACCAATCAGACATCATACAAAAAGTCAAATCATCAACTACTGATGGGACTGGTAAGAAAAATGACGAGCCAGAAACAGCTGATGACGGAACTAATGACGAAGCTAATGGTGATGAAGAAGGTTTAGATTTAAGTGGAATCGACATGGAAGAAAGCCATAATTCAAATGCCAATAAAAAAACTGTATTTCAAGACCCTACTTTAGGTGTTAAAGATGATGGAATGGAAGAAAATAAGTATTTAAACTTGGAAAATATTAAAAAAAGTAGTAACATTGTAGATAAACAAATAATTAAGAAAATGCTTAAAGAAAGTCTAACTACAATTGAGCCACAGGTTAAGCCACAGGTTAAGCCAAGTGTTGCTCCTACTAGAAGAGCTAAACCTTATAGAATCATTCCTGAACAATTGCCTGACCCAAAGCCAAAAGCTGAAAAAAAAAAGGGTGATGCGACATTCATAAAAGATTCTGGGTTTTCAGAAGATGGAAATTCGGTAACTATTAAATTTGATGTTGAAGGTCAACCAAATAGATTTGTCGCTAATTTTATCAATTCTGGCGAAGTGTTGGAGAAACCTAAAGCTTATGATGAACCGTATGTTTACGCATACGAAACAGAGAATATAATGCCTAATGGTAAACAATATTATGTAGAAATAGCTAAATTTGGCCATCAAGAAAATCCTGATGCCCCAATATTTATTGATGGTGATATTCCTGTAATACACGAAGTTTAAGATGAATGAGTTATATTTAATATATGTACATGAGATTGGATTCGACCATGAAGATAAATACTTCTATGAATTCATTTTTAGTGACAGTATAGAAAATATTGATGCTGAAGGGTGGGACTCTTATCCAGCATCAGGAAATCCTAGCGCACCTACGGGTGACTTGGTTAAAGAAGTTGGTAAAATAGAACTTGATGGAAATTTAATTGTTGCACAAAACAATGAACAATTTTCAATGTGGGATGCTACCGATGGAATTATACCTTTAGCTTGGGAAAATATAGATGGTATGGAAGAATACCCAGAAAAAAGATTAGTATTTCCTTTTGGGATATCATTGACAGCCGTTAATGATATATTATATGAAAGGGATATCAGAATAACATTTAAAAAAGGATTAAAAAATGTCAAACAAAAGTAAATTAAAAGAAAATAGCGGGCTTAATCTTAGCGTTAGTAAGGCAGATTATAAAGATAACGAGCAAACATTAGATAACGCTGTTGGTACTGATGGTTCAATAACTATTTCAAATAAACCTAAAGGGGTTGGGATGACAACAGAATCTGATGTAAATGAGTCAATGAATGGTAATTCAGAACAACAAGCTTTTTTTGCTGGGTTAATTGAAGGTAATAGTTCACATGAAGGTACTTTTGTTGGTGAGATGAGTAAAAATAGATTAGCTTTAATGGCTTGGGAGCGTTACAAATCGAATCAACTACCAGAAATTCCAGATGAAGAAAGGTTTGAAAGAGGTAATGAATATGGAATTAGAGGTGAGAGTTTTGATAAATTAATGGAAGATTTAAAAAAATCTAGTGCACCAAAAATTAAAATCAATGAAACTATCAACCCAAGAATTAAGAAATCAGATTTAATAAATTATATTAAAAACAAAAAATAATGTCAAATAAATATAGAGCACTTGCTATTAAATCTTTAAGTAAACCTAAAAAGAAAGGTAAGTTATTCGAAAGTAGAATGTCATACGATGACGCTCACAAAGAACGAATGGCACCAGCTTTAGAAAGACAACTTAGAGAAAAAACACATTCATTAGGTAAGCACCCAGCTTTTCCTGATGATGATGAAAGTAACTTTGAAGAAAAGTTAATGTCTAAACGTTTTAAAGATGTTTTAAAGGCATTTAAAAGGCATCACGGTGTTGAAGAAATTAATGTTGATGAATTCTTAAGTGGGCAAGCTGATTTAATGAGACAAATTATTAAATTAGAACATAAACATGAAGATGAGTTAATTGAAATGGCTATCAATATGGTTAGAGAAGAATTTGATGTAACTGAAGAAGATGTTATCATAGAAGCTAAATTTACTACTGATATGTCTTTAAATAAAGATATAAACAAATTAAAAATCAACCCAACAACAAATATTGAATTTGATAATCACGATGAGTTCGTTCAAGCTAATAAAGAAGTATATAAACGTAGAATGGTTAATGCTTTGATACAAGGTTCAGCTAAGAAAACAAACCATATGTTCCATATGATTGATGCAGAATTACAAGAATTAGAACCAATGTTACCTAACTTGTACGCTAAATTAATGAGTGCCGCTGATTATATGTATATGGTTCAAGATGACCATAAACCTAGAATGATTGGTGGGATTGTAAACGTTGAATTTCCTAAGAGTGAGGGTGATATACCTAAAATCATTGTAGAGGCTATGACGTTGCCTGTATTGATTCATGAGATAGTTAAAGGTGTTATGGAGATACTTTCATATCATGGTTTACCAAAAGACCCTAAAATCGCTCAATTTGTAATTGATAAAGCTGATTTTATGGCCGCTGAAAGTTGGGATATGAGATTAGGCCCACCAATTTGGGAAGCGTTTGCAGAATCAATTCCAGCGGAAGATTTTGGGTTAAAACATCATGTATATGTTGAATTGGTATCATTACCAGTTGATGAATTTAATAAAGCGTTGAAAGAAATTCTTATGGGTACTAGAGCTGGTAAAGCTAAGGTCGAAGAGATGTTGGAAAACGTTAAAGATGAATTAAAAAATGATGAATTTGATAATGCTATGGCTATGTTAAGTGATGATGATTACTTTGGGTCTGAAGATTTAGATAACTTAAATGACGAAGATTGGTTCATGTAACCATAATATATTTAGTTTACGAGGGCACCTTTAAAGTGCCCTTTTTTTGTTTTTAGGCATTTATAGCCACTTTTAGTATATTTATATATAAAAAAGTATGCTTACAGCTGGTGAAGTATTAGAGGAATATGGTAAATGCCTAATGGACCCTTGCTATGCGATTACCGAATTTTTAAAAACATTCGATAAAACGCAAGAAGGTTTTGTGCCTTTTAAATTATTCCCAAAACAAGTTGAAATTGTTGAAGCTTATAGAAATCATAGGTTCACAATGGTTACTAAACCTAGACAGGCTGGCGTATCTACTACAACAGCGGCCTATGCTTCAGTTATATCAGTTTTTGCTGACCCTAACAACCCTGAACATATATTAATCCTTGCCAACAAACAAGACATGGCCTTTGAATTCTTGGATAAAATTAAAGACTTTATTGTTCAATTTCCAAGATGGGTGTGGGGCTCTGATTATTATGGTACACCTGAAAAGGAAAGTAAATCAATATTCTCGACAGAATCTAAAAAAGAACTTAAATTACCTAACGGTAGTAGGATTAAAGCTGTTGCTACATCTAAAAACGCATTAAGGGGCTTCACACCTACTTGGTTAATTATGGATGAAGCTGCCTTCATCGATAATGGTGCGGTAACCTATACAACAGCGTTAACAGCTTTAGGTACTGGTGGTCGTGTTTCTTTAGTTTCTACACCTAACGGTTACGATGAATTATATCATAAAACATATGAACAAGCAAAAAGTGGTGATAATGATTACCATGTAGTTGAAATGAAATGGTATCAAGACCCACGATACACCACAAATCAAAATTCAAAACTAAGAGATTTAGTTTGGATTAATGAAGAAGATGAGACTGATATAATAAAAGAAGTTAAGTACATAAATTTCGGTGATTCTGAAGAAACCGTTGAAGGTGTTTATGGTCATTATGAAGATATGATTAGAAAGGGTTATAAACCTAGTTCAAGTTGGTACGTTAGTATGTGTAGGGGTATGAACAATAATAAACGTATGATTGCTCAAGAGCTTGATGTATCGTTTATTGGTTCTGGTGGTAACGTTATTGACACCAAAGATATTCAAAGACAGGAAAAATTATTTGTTACTGAACCTAATTGGATTGAAAACGATGAGTTTGGTGAGATTTGGTTATGGGAAAAACCAATTGCTGGTCATCAATATATTTTATCTGCCGATGTTGCTAGAGGTGATGGGGAAGATTATTCAACCATTATCATATTAGATTTCACTACAATGACTCAAGTCATGGAATTTAGAGCTAAATTACAATCTGATTTATTAGGTTATGTAGTTGATAAATGGGCTAGAATTTATGAAGCTTTGGTTGTGGTTGATATTACTGGTGGTATTGGAGTTGGAACTGTTAATAAATGTATGGAAATTGGTACACCTAATTTATATTATGGTGAAACAACTAACAAACCACTTGATAAGAAAACTAATAAGGTTAAATTTGAGAGTGATGAAGGTAAGTATCCAGGTTTTAACTGTTCGGCTGGGCTTAGAACGCCAGTAGTTGCTCGTTTTGAAATGATGATTAGAACTATGGGTGTTAAAGTTCGTTCTAGGAGATTAATTTCAGAAATGAATACATTCGTATTTAAAAACGGTAGAGCTGACCATCAAGATGGATTTCACGATGATTTAATTATGGCTATGGCTTATGCATTGTGGGTAGCTGAATATTCATTTAAAAAATTAGCTGTAGCTAAAGAGAAAACTAAAGCAATGTTAAGCGCATGGTCAATAAATAACGCTGGTAATAGAGCACCTAGTGATGGTTATATTAGTGACGCTTTCATTTCTAAGACAGATAGACAGAAAAAAGTAACAGCTAAACAGCCTAAATTCACACCACAGGTTGCAAAAAATATGCAAGACCCTACAGGTAAATACATGTGGTTATTTAGTGGTAGTAGATAATAAATAAATTACTATTGATTAATATCAAAAATTTAGTATAATATATAAAAGATTAAAAAATGACACAACAAAAGTTAACAGTATTTCAAAAACTAGGTAATGTTTTTGGTAAAGATGGGTTAAACCCACATGTTAAAAAAACCAACAAATATTCGTTAGGTAATAGTGAGTTACTTAAAACTCAAGATAAAGGTGAGTTTGAAGTTGCTAAATTACAAGCGCAACAAAATAAGTATTTACTTAATCAATGGCAAAAAGTTGATGGTGAATTATATCAACAAGCTATCCATTATGAAACAACAAGAATTGGTTCATATTCTGATTTTGAAACTATGGAATTCTATCCAGAAATTTCAGCTACTTTAGATATTTTCATGGAAGAATCAACAACACCAAATGATAAGGGTGATGTAATCAATGTATATTCAGGTAGTAAACGTGTTAAAAGAATATTGGAAGATTTATTAATCAATAGATTAGATATTCACACATCTTTACCTATGTGGACCAGAAACCTTCCCGTAAGAGAGGATAGTATAATTCCATTATTGGATGGAACTGAGGTAACTATTAAAGATTTATCCAAAATAATTAAAAATGGTGAAGAAGTTTGGTCTTATGCAATTCAAGATAATACCAAGGCGATTGTACCAAGTAAAATTATTTGGTGTGACCTTACAAGAAAGAATAGTGAATTATTTAGAGTGACCTTTGATGATGGGACGCATATTGATACCACACCAGACCATGAGTATATGCTTAGGGACGGTTCATTCAAGAGAGCTGACCAGTTGAGTAAGGGGCAGTCGTTGATGCCGTTTTATACTAGAAAAAGTGAAAAGAAAAAAGATTGCATAGATGGTTATGAAAAAGTTTATAACCCATCAACTGGTAAGTATAAATTTACACATTCTATGGTTTCACATCAGTGTGTCCGAGATTTGGATTATGAAAAATCTATTGGGTGTCAATTTGATACTCACCACGTAGATTTTAATAAATTGAATAATGACCCACGTAATTTAAATAGAATGACGCATTCTGACCACTTTAAATTACATGTTAAACATTTTGATAAAATATTAGGTTCACCAGAGGTTATTAAAAAAAGAATGGATGGGATTGATAAATACTTAAGGTCTGATGAGAGAAAAGAACGACTTTCTTTAGAAATGAGTGGAATTTACCCAAAATATTTCGAAGAATATAATAATAGTGAGTTACATAGCGAACATAATTTAACCAATTGGAAATCTGGTGAGTTCATACAAAAAACTAAAAAAGGTATGACGATTGAACTAACAGATGGGTGTTTAAATTATATTTCTGATTTAATTATTAAATCAGATAAATTCATCCCTATTAGTAAATTATCCAAATTATTAAAAGGTGATGATAAATTTATAGAATTATTTAAAATAAATTATAGATTAAGAAAGGATATTACTAAATCAATTAACAAAACCACTTTAAATAAAAATTTAATTAGAAAGATTGGTTTGAATTACTTTGACTATGTATCATCAATTAACCCAAGTTTAGTGTTAGATAAGGGTTACATAAAAGCTAAATCAATTAGTTTAGGTAGAAAAAAAGAAAAGGTTTTACTAAATCATAAAGTGGTTTCTGTTGTTAAATTAACTGAAACTTCTGATGTATATTGTTTAGAGGCAGTTGGTCCAAATGGTGAAAGTGATAGACATAATTTCCCAATTTGTAGTAAAGATTCTAATAATCAACATACTAGAGGTGGTGTATTTTTGTCCAACTGTAAATATGGGGATAATTTTGTTCATTTAAATATAGACCAAACTGCTGGTATCATAGGTGCTAGACAATTACCTAATTTTGAGATAGAGCGTAGAGAAAATGATATTCAAGGTATTATATCACAATCTCAGTTAGAGGGGGTTAATGCTGATGAAGGTAAAAATAAAACTAGATTCTTTTGGAAGGGTAGGGATATTACATTTAATTCTTGGCAAATAGCTCACTTTAGATTATTAGGTGATGATAGAAAATTACCTTATGGAACTTGTTTAAAAGGTGATACTAGAATTAATACCATCGATGGGGTTAAAGAAATTTCGGAAATTAAAAAAGGTGATATAGTTTATAGTTTTAACATTAAGACACAGTCTATAGAATCATCACCAGTTTTAGATACGATAAATTCTGGTAAAAAAGAATGTTTTAGAATTGGTAGTAGACACAATTTTGTTGATGCCTCTAAAGAACATAAAATATTAATATTAGAAAATGATGAGTTTATTTATAAAAATGTGTTAGATTTAAAATTAGGTGATTTATTAGTAATTAATAAAAATGAAAAAACTAAAGAACTTATTAAAATAGATAAAAGTAAACCAAATGATAATAAAAATGGGTGGTCTAATGATATGGATTTATTTCCAGATTATGTAAATGAAGATTTTGCACAATTATTTGGCTTTTTAATTGGCGATGGATGGGTAAATCACACAGTAAATACGGTATCTTTTGTCTTAGGTGAGGATGAAGAAACAAATGAATATTACATAAATTTATTAAAAAAATTCAGTGGTGGTAATCCTAGAGTTGTAAATAATGGTAATCAAGTAGTTTTATCATCTAAATTATTATCAACAATTTTAGAAAGGATGGGATTCAAAGGAAAGTCATACGAAAAAAGATTACCAAAATGGATTTACAATACAACCCCTGAAATACAAAAATCATTACTAGCTGGTTTAATGGATGCCGATGGTTGGTGGACTAAAGATGAGTGGGTTGTTGGTTGTCATATTGAATTGAATAATGAACAATTAATTAAAGATTTAAAGATATTATTACAACGAATTGGTTATAAGTCTGGGTCAATTAGAAGTAGGGTTAGAAAATCCCCAATTATTGAAGGTCGTGAAATTAAAAATGTTAGAGAAAGTTTTATGATAACATTTTTTGATTCATATTTAACCCAAATGAAAAAATATGAAAATAGTAATAGGTTATTGGATAACTATATATTAGAGCCGATTACTATAATTGAAAGTATTGGTGAATTTGAGACATTCGATATTTATGTGGAAAATGAAAATCATAATTTTTATGCTAATAATATTGTGGTTCATAATAGTTTCTTAGAAAAAGCAAGACGTATCTGGAAACAATTGATATTGGCTGAAGATGCTATGCTTGTTTATCGTGTAACTAGAGCACCAGAAAGACGTGTATATAAAATATTTGTTGGTAACATTGATAATGAGGATATTCCTGCTTACGTAGATGAAATTGCAAATAGATTTAAACGTTCTCCACTTATTGACCCACAAACTGGTCAAATGGATTTAAGATACAATCAATTAGGTATTGACCAAGATATTTTCGTTCCAACAAGAAGTGAAGATGCGGCCACACCAATTGATACCCTTCCAGGTGCGCAAAACTTAGACCAAATCGCTGATATTGAATACTTACAAAGAAAATTATTCACAGCGTTAAGAGTTCCAAAAACATTTTTAGGTTTTGAGGAACCAACAGGTGAGGGTAAAAACCTTGCATTGCAAGATATTAGATTCTCAAGAACTATAAACAGAATTCAACAAGCAATGCTTCACGAATTAAATAAAATTGCGATTATCCATTTATACTTAATGGGCTTCCATGATGATATAGATAATTTCACATTAACGCTTAATAACCCATCAACTCAAGCTGAAATGCTTAAGATTGAACATACTGCGGCTAAAGTAACTCTTTACAAAGATGCTGTAGCTGATGCTGGTAACGGTTTTGGTGCTATGTCAATGACTAGAGCTAAAAGAGAAATCTTAGGTTGGAGTGATGATGAAATTAAGCAAGATTTACTTGAACAAAGAATTGAAAAGGCTGCGGCTGCTGAATTAGAAAACACTGCTAATGTAATTAAAAATACTGGTGTATTTGATAGAGTAGATAGAGTTTATGGTGATATGGAAATGGCTAAAATCGGTGGTCAAGTTGATGAAGAAGGTAATGCTGCTGGTGAATCTGGTGGTAGTGCTGGAGGTGGTGGCGGCTTTGGTGGCGGCTTCGATGCTGGTGAATTAGATTTGGGTGATGAAGAAATTGATACTGAAGGTGAAGAAGGGTTAGGTGAAATTGGGGGTGAAGAAGGATTAGGTGGACCTGAAGCTGGACCTGAAGATACTACAACTGAAGAAGGTACAACTAAAAAAGGTAGATTAATCAATGAAACGGTTAATAAAAAACCTAAAGACATTTCTACTAAAAAGTACTTAGAACTGTTAAATGAAAGTGTTAGTGAAGATGATAAGAACAACAACGAAATCACTAAGATTTACGATAAATCCATCAAATTTAATGATGATTTAAATTCAATGATTAATGAAATAGATTCGAAATTGGGATAATAATTGTTTTTATATTAATTATAACATATTTATTATAAAAAAGGAACAATGCAAAATTTTGGACAAATAAATGAGACTTTTAAGAATATACTAGTTGATAGTATAATCACAAAAGACAAAAAAGGTAAAAGTGTTTTCAAAGCTTATGTTAAAGCTTTGAAAGAAAACAAAATATTAAAAACCCAATATTCGGTTTACCAAAAATTAGAAAATAAAGTCAATGTTGCTAACGAAGAAGAACGTTCAGCAATATTTGTTGAAGAGTGTATTTCTATGTTACAAAAATTAGGTAGAGATAATATAGTTGAAACTAACAATAAATTGGTTAATTTTCTAAAGAAAAATGGTTATAAGGTTTATGCTGATGAATATGATTTCAAATCACTTCATGAGCATATAAACAATGTGGCTTTTTTAGAAAGAAATGTTAAAAATGTTAATACTATAGTTGAATCTAAAATGTTCATTAAAAGCTTTTCAAATTTAACTGAGAAAAAAGAATATAAAGTGGTTGAGCCTTATTCAAATAAAATGCTATTACCATTATTGAAGAATAAATTCAATGAAAAATACGCTAATTTAAGTGAATTAGAAAAGAAAGTAATTAAATTAAGTATTAATGGTACGGATAGTGATAAAAAGGAATTATATTCTGGAACTATTAAAGAATGTGTAGCGTTGGTAAATGAACAACTTAAAGAATGTTCTATAAACCAAAAAGACACTTTATTACAAGTAAAAGATAAGTTATTAAGATATAACTTTAATTTAGATAACTTTGCATCAGAAATGAGTGAAATGAATTATTTAAAAACAACATTAAATTAAAAAATGAATTTTTTATTACAAACTGGTGTTGCGCCAGAAATACTATCTTGGCTAGTACAACAAGCACCAGTTATTGTTGTAATGGGAGCTGCTATTTATTGGTTAGCTAAAAAATTAAATAAAGCTGAAACTGATAAAGACGATTTAGCAAAAGATGTTATCAAATTAACAACTTTATGGGAAGAAAAAAGTGATAAAATTGATGCTAAAAGTGATAAAATCGATGAACGTAATCTAAAACTAACTGAACAGATTTTAGAATTACTTCGGGATATTAAATTAATAGTGAGTAAACAATAAAATGAAAAGTATAATCGATAGATTTTTTCCAGAGAAAAACGAAAATTACACAAAAGCTATATATGGTCTTGCAAACTTTAAGAAAAGTTTTGATGGTTTCGTTATTGCATTTCCAGATATAACTCCTAATGAAATTATGTTTGTTAAGGAGAAATGGGAAGAGTTACCTAAAAGTATTTCTAATGGTGTTAAAATTATGGCACTTAGTTTTATTGATGATTATAAAACACTATTGACTTCTTATAACCCTAATTCTTATGTTATGCCACACAAACATGATGAAGAATTTGAATACGGTTTAGTTATTAAAGGTGAATTGATTGATAAGTTTACAGGCAATCGTTACAAGGTTGGTGATAGATATGAGTTTGAACCAAAACAACTACACTATTTATGTTCAACCCAAAGAGGTTGTTTGGTATATTCTACATTAAGTGTTAATAGCGGGCCAGACGAATTACCAATAACAAAAGACGTAAAAAAAATACTTTCTTACATATAACTAGCATATTTTCAGTCGTTAACAACTATTACTAAATTATAAATACCTGGTTTTATGGTCGTTAGACCACTTGACTTTTAGCCAAGATGTCGTATATTTGTAGCATGAGATATAATAGAGGAACAGAAGTAACATTAGACAAGTTTAAATCATTAAACGTTGTT